CTGAGGATGCACTAGGTCCGCTATCCAAGGAACGTACTGTTAATGACGATACCACTTTTAAAAACATTCTGATTGTAGACGATATCAACGATCAAGGAACCACCCTTAATTGGATCATGCAGGATTGGCCAAGTGGTTGCTTTCCAGATGATCCAGCCTGGGAAGAAGTATGGAACAATAACGTTAAATTTGCTGTGTTGGTAGATAATCTTGCCAGCAAGTGCAATGTTAAGATGGATTATGTTGGTATGGAAGTTAACAAAGCCGAAAACGATGTATGGATTGATTTTCCTTGGGAAGATTGGTGGACCAAATGATTGATACACAGATCAAAGTGCATTGTACTGATAATGGCAAAGATTTTGATATGCATGTACTAAATTACAAGCCCAAAGCATTTTTAGAAGTGGCATTTCAAACTATTAAACTTCGATTGGCCTACGCTGAACGTACTCGAGCATTTGTTGGCAGTTTAGGCGGCCGTGAGTTTGTTATTCGAGAAGACGATCTTCCCAAAGAAAAACAGGAATACAAACGATGAATCTACATTATTCATTAGATGATGCACGTGATGCAGGACAAGCACCGTGGAATGATGTTGTACAAGACGACTTTCACGTGGTTGTTTTTAAAGATAAGTATCCTGTAACAGAAGGACATTTGTTGTTCGTACCTAAATATTCAGCCGTGGGCGTTATTGAAGATTGTTTTGCTGACGCACTTAGACTTGGTCAAGAAAAAGTTAACAGTGGTGAATGGGACGGATTCAATATTGGAATAAATTGGGGAGAGGCAGCTGGACAGACTGTACCTTATCCGCATGTTCATTTAATTCCCAGACGCAACGGTGACATGGAAGATCCCACAGGCGGGGTTCGACATGTTATTCCAGAAAGAGGCAACTATAGAAAATGGTAACTGTGCATGTACCGTGGAGTCCCAAGGCAGGTAGTATTCCTGTTTGGGACGAAATCACGGTATCAATCATAGAACGGTTCGGATTACCTGGGGACAAATACACCACAGAGTTAACAGACACCTATATGAATTTTGTATTTGACGACGATCATCAAGGACTCATATGCCAACTATTAGTCAGCGACTATATATGAAAAATATCTTAATAGTCATTGCGGCGTTTATAGCAGTTTTTTTAATTGCCATCAACAACTGGGGTGAACCGCCTGGCAGATACTATAATTGTAGAGACTTAGACTTTCATCCAGATATCCCTCCTCAGGTTAGAGTAGAATGTAGGAAAATGATCAAAGAGCGGCTAGACGAAGAACGTAAAAGAAATCCTGATAGCATGGGGTATACAACATGAAATCATGGACCGTGACTGTTGAAGAAGATGGTATACTATCGTTGCCGCAGGATTTATTAGACGAGGCTGGTTGGAAAGAAGGTGATTGTTTAAATTGGATTGATAACAACGATGGTTCGTGGAGCCTGGTCAAAGAGGACTTGACAAATTTCATACATAAAGGTATAATAAACAATGAGCAAAATTAAAATCGCAGAGCTGTTCTACAGCATACAAGGTGAAGGACGCTATATGGGTGTTCCTTCTGTGTTTCTACGCACATTTGGTTGTAACTTTAAATGTGCTGGCTTTGGTATGCCACGTGGTGAACTAAGTACGGAAGCAGACAACATCGCAGTTATGAATGCTATGCATCCTTTTAAGGATTACAAAGAGCTGCCACTAGTTAGCACAGGTTGTGATAGTTATGCAAGCTGGCATCCTGACTTTAAGAATCTTAGTCCAATGCTTACTAGTGAAGCAATTACAGATCGCATTATGGAAATTCTTCCACAGGATCACTGGAAAGAAGAACACTTAGTTATCACAGGTGGCGAGCCCTTGCTAGGTTGGCAACGTGCTTATCCGGACCTGTTAGAGCACGAAAGTATGCGTAGTCTTAAAGAAATTACTTTCGAAACAAACGGTACTCAAAAGCTAACTCCAGAGTTTAAACACTATCTAGGAGAGTGGACCGCTACTGCGTGGGATAGAGAGGTTACGTTTAGTGTCAGTGCCAAGCTCAGTTGTTCGGGCGAAGCTAGACACGAAGCCATAAAGCCGGATGTTGTTTGTGAATATCAAGAAGCTGGGCATACCTATCTTAAATTTGTAATAGCCACAGAAGAAGATGCCGAAGAAGCGTTAGAAACTTTAGATATATATCGTGCAGAAGGATTCACTGGACATTGCTATCTCATGCCTGTGGGCGGTGTTGAAAGTGTATACACACTAAATAATCGCCGTGTTGCTGAACTAGCAATGAAGATGGGATTACGATACAGTGATAGACTGCAGGTACCACTGTTTAAAAATGAATGGGGAACATAATGGTTAAACGTATGGCAAAAAAGAAGGAAGATATTAGTTTTATCGATCCTAAGACTATGCAGGTTAGATGCACATTTAATGGGTGCGTTGATAAATTTACTGTTGAGGATTTTGAAGTATTTGTTACTGATAAGGGAAAAGACTTCGTATCAGCATTCCATGCTTGTAACGAATGCGGGCAACGAGTTAAAGCTAAGGGAGACGGTTCTCGAGCATATAAGAAATGGAGAGAAGTGATGAGTCAAAAAGATCCAGCTACTCTTGATCCTAATACATTGGCTAAATTACACTACGGGTTCGGAACATAATGAATAAATGGATTGAAAAGTTATTTGGTATTGACAAGATTAGAGCAGAAGCAGAACGATCTATAGGTATCGCAGCCGAAGCTGCTGAAACAGCCAAAGCAGCCACTGCCGCTGCTGAACGTGCTACAGAAGCAGAAACGCAGGCCAAACTATCACCAAAAGAACGTGCAACACGTAAAAAAGAACCTTGGGTGGGTGTACTCGAAACACATGTCAATAAAGATAATGTGCGTAATGGCTTTTTTGAACTTGACTGGAACGACCTTTTTGTGTTAAAATTAAAGCAAGAGGGATACGGTGAAGACGGAGACAAGGACGAAGAAATCATAGATCGTTGGTTCCGTGAACTGTGTGCTAATGTAGTAGTTGATGGCGATTTTGGCGGTCCTGTAAACACAGGCCTAATTGATATTAAAACAGTAAAGAAAGACAATCTATGAATTATATCTTAGTTGATACAGCAAACACATTCTTTCGTGCTCGTCACGTTATCAACGGTGACGCTGATATCAAACTAGGCATGGCATTTCACATCACATTAAACAGTATTCGCAAGGCTTGGCAGCAGTTTGAAGGCAGTCATGTCATATTCTGTTTAGAGGGACGTAGCTGGCGTAAAGACTATTATACTCCTTACAAAGCTCAACGTGCTGCTCAACGTGCCGCACACACAGAAAAAGAAGCAGACGAAGAAAAAATCTTTTGGGAAGCATTTGATACATTCAAAGACTTTATCACAGATAAGACCAACTGTACTGTGCTACAAAATCCGCAGTTAGAAGCAGATGATTTAATTGCTGGTTGGATACAAACACATCCAAATGACAAACACGTGATTATCAGCACAGACACAGACTTTGTCCAATTAATTGCACCCAATGTCACACAGTACAACGGTGTAATGGAAACCACTATCACACACCAAGGAATCTTTGATGACAAAGGCAAACCGGTCATTGACAAGAAAACACAAGAGCCCAAGCCAGCCCCTAATCCAGAATGGCTCCTGTTCGAAAAATGTATGCGTGGTGATACCAGTGATAATGTCTTCTCAGCGTATCCGGGTGTACGTACTAAAGGCACAAGCAAAAAAGTGGGTCTTACTGAAGCGTTCGAAGATCGTACAAGCAAAGGATATGCGTGGAACAATCTCATGCTTCAGAGATGGTCTGACCACAATGGTGTAGAACATCGTGTGTTAGAAGATTATGAACGCAATCGTCGACTTATCGATTTAACACATCAGCCTGATAACATCAAAGAGATAATTGTAAACACCATTACTACTGCTACTGCCGAACAAAAGAATGTGAGTCAAGTTGGTATAAGATTAATCAAGTTCTGTAATCTGTGGGATTTGAAAAAGATTGCTGATCAGGCACAGAGTTATGCAGAACCACTCAATGCGAGATACGTGAATGAAACTCAAACCTTGTCAGTATGAAGACACCTGTGAAATTAAAACAGACACCTGTTGGGAGAAAACAATGACAGACATACATGCTAAACCTATCATAGCAAATAAATTTTGGATCGTAGAATCGAATGGAGAGAAGATTGCTACTCTAAGAAAAGATGATGACAATAGATTTTTCATGAGCAATGAAGAAGGTG